CTTGGTGAGCTTGTTGAAGGTTGTTGACTACCTCCACCTCCACCTCCACCTCCACCACCTCCACCTCCCCCTGCTCCAAGGTCACCGATTAAGGCAGCCTCGAAGGGTCGTGGATCTGCTGATGTGGTTGCACCTACGACACAGCAGAGGCAACCTAATAAAGTCAGGCGAAGCCAAACTAAGGCTCCAGCTCCAAGTGCTCAGAAAAAGAAATACCTAGGTTCAGGATTATAATGCCAATTCCTAAAAAAATAGTTCGGTTAGGTGAGAGGTACTCGCAGCTCAAGCAGATGCGCTCAGGCCACGAAGCTACGCTTCAGGAGGCTCAGACGTATGTTACCCCCAACAGAGCAGATTTCAAGTCTGCTGGGGGCCATACGAGCACAAGGAACCAAGACAACAGTAAAATGTTGTATGATCACACAGCCGTACGAGCAAATCAGATGTTTGCTAACGGTATGTGTAGTTACTTGATGCCAAAATCGAGCAATTGGGCTTACCTGAAACCAGAGAGTAAACCTAGTTCTGAATTAACTTCAGAGGAACTTATTTTTCTTGAGAAGCTAAGTCACAAGGTTATGCACATTTTAGCATTACCTGACTGTCAATTTTACAGTGCTGGACACGAAGCTTTTCATGATCTAGGATCCTTTGGTACATCTGTTACCTATGTGGATCGCACGGGGCCAATCATTACATTTAAGTCCTGTGCACTTGCAGACACATTCTTTGATGTGAATCAGGTAGGCAAGGTGGACACCATGTACCACAGAAAGTTTTTAACCACAAAAGCATTGATTCAGATGTTTCCTAATGTGGTAAACGTTCAAGGGTTTGATCCAGAAACTACGGATGCGAAGCATGAGTTGGTATATGCAGTTGAACCAAGTCAAGATATTCGGGCTCAACGTCACGGCAAAGTAGGTAATACACGACCATATCAGGCTACATACTACCTACCAGCCTTGGATGCTATCCTACAAGAAGGTGGAATCACTTACTTCCCTTATTTGGTACCACGTTGGATGGTTGTTGCAGGTGAAATCTGGGGTCGAGGCCCCGCTTACACTTGTATGCCAGCTATCCGTGTACTCAATAAGATGATCAAAGAATTGCTGCTTAGTGCAGAGATTTCTAATTCTCCAACATTGACGGCAGAGGAAGACTCTTTATTGCTACCCATTAGCTATGGAGCTAGGAGCATATTGTACAGGGAGCAAGGATCCCCTGTACCTGAACCTATTCTAAGTGGTTCGCAACCTCAGATTACATTAGAGTTGCTTCGGGATTATCGGGAGCAGATTCAGATGTCCTTTTTTACTGATCAGATTATTAGGGATCAGAAGAAGGAGCGTCAGTCTATTGTTGAAATCCAAGATGAACGTACTCAAATGCTGCAGCAGATCGGGCCATTACTTGCTAGAATGGAGACTGAGTTTCTTGCTCCTGTGCTGGAACATGTGATCGAATGGATGCAATCTAAAGGAGACATGTTTGATTTTGATTCTATGCCTGAATCATTGTCAGATAATTCATTGGAGATTGTATTCACAAGTCCAGCAGCACACGCTCAATATGCTACAGGTGTTGGTAATCTATCAGGTCTGATTCAAGATCTGACACCATTGGTTACAGCAAAACCTGAGATCTTAGACGCAATCAGTGACATAGAATTAGTGGATCAGCTTACTAGAATGCGAAATGTAAGTAGAAAAGTTGTTGCACCAAAAGAAAAAGTAGATGAAGATAGAGCTGCAAGAAACCAACAAGAACAGCAAAACCAACAAATTGAGCAATTACCCAATATAGCTGGGGCAATGAAGGATGTGGCAAAAGCTAGATCCGATGATCCTGAAGGCTTGGGTAAGTTACTCAATATTTAATATGAAGACAGCATACAGAACATTGTTAAACTTCTCAATTGGAAGGTATAGACTTCAATTGATACTCAATAAATCAGGTTACCATACCTTTGAGCATCCTGGCCCTTATCTCTTTAACACACCTATTTATTTTTCTAGGGTTATTATTGATACAGAGGATGAAAATGCTCCTAGAGATGTTAAGCTTACATCCTTTCAGGCTTGTTTTTTCTACATTGTGGTTACTTACAGCAAGTACATTAGATTAAAAGATGAAAGCACTTCTGAAGAAGCGTAAATTTAAGGAAGCCGTAGATCATATCTATGGTACACCTCAAGGTAAGATATTTTTTGAGCAATTCTTTAAAGACTGCAACGTAACCTCTCCTAAGTTTTCTTCTGATCCAAATGTAACTTTGGCTAATGAAGGTAAACGACACCTAGGAATGAGTTATCTCAATATTCTATGTAAGTCCAAATATGAGATGGATGAGCTAATTAAACAGACACAAAAAGCAATGACAAACAATGAATAAGTTAATCAAAGAAGTACTACGAGAAGAAGAAGGTGATCTATCTGCAGCAGGTGGCGGAGGTATTGGAGGGGGTATTGCTAGCTCCGAAGCTCCAGTATCTGCAGCTCCAGTATCTGAAGCTCCAGCTCCAGTATCTGAAGCTCCAGCTCCAGTATCTGAAGCTCCATCTTATGATTTTGAGTCAGAGGACTTATACAAAACATTTGTTCAGACACTTCCTGAAGATCAACGGGAACGTGAGTTTTTCAAGAACACTAAGTCACTTAAATCACTAGCAGAACAGGCAATCAATGCTCAATCGGCTCTGGGTCGCAAACGACTACAGGCTCCCCAAGAGGATTGGTCGGATGCTGAGTGGGATGATTTCTACGCACACATTAAACCAGAGACTGCTGAAGCCTATAAAGGTAAGGAATCTGTATCTGTGTTTTTGGATGACCAAGAATCCCAAGAGTTCACTTTTGATGACACCACCTCAGCTGATTTGAAAGACGTAGCTTTTAAGTTAAATCTACCTGAACGAGAATATAGTGCATTACAGCAAATCTGGGCTGAACACAGTGTAAAAGCTGAAGCTCAGTTAAACCAACAAATTAATGAATCCGTTCAGTCTCAAAACAATGCTTTGCAGCAGGAGTGGGGTATAGACTATGCCAGCAATCACAAGTCTGCAAACGAAGCATTTGAAGTTATTTCAAAACAGATCCCTGAATTGAATGAGCTAGTTGAATGGAGTCCTATCGTTGCAAATCATCCTGCGGTAATGAAACTATTTAATTTGATTGCTCCTAGTGTTAAAGATCTAGGATTACCAAACACAGGAGTAGGTGGTTCTACTTTCTCGGATGAATCTGTTGCGTCTTTGAAATCTCAGATTAGTGATTTGGATACCAAGTATCGAGATTTGATTATGGTAGATCAAGACGGATTGGCTAAAATGAATCCATCAGACAAAGCTAAACGTGAGCGTATCTTGAAGCAACGTACAGAGTTATATCAAAAAGCCTATACTGAATAAAGTTTGACAAATTCAAGGTTACCCTGTAGTCATTGATTATCGGGTAGCCTTTTTTTGGGTCCGTGTACAGCTTCGGAAGGCCGCTGGTATCGTACTACAAGATGAGTCCGCAAGGATAGCTCAACAAACAAATCCGTTAAAATACACTAACTCAAATATAATAATACTATGTTTCAAGAAGGACCCAATGCTATTACGGTAGCAGAGAAAAAACAATTTATCGAGGGTTTTGATCAGGCTTACCAACAAGGTGAGTCTATCCTAGACCCTCTCGTAGATCGCACATCGCAACGCAGTGAATCAGATGTTTACCAACGAATTGGTGAAGCTGAGGAAATGAAAGAAGACGTAACTCGTTTCGGGGATAATCCTACTTCGGATATTCCTCACGATGCTCGTCATATTTCGCTTCGCCACTTTGAATTAGGAAAACACATCGTAGATCCCAAGGATCTTATGGTAGTTGTTTCTGATCCATCTAACGCATATAGCCAAGCTATGTTGAAATCGGGTAAGCGGAAACGTGATGATTTTATCATTGAAAAGTACTTTGCTGATGCACGTACTGGTAAAGAAGGTACCGAAATGGTTAGCTACACTCGTACTCCTGATGACGAGAATGACACTAAGATTCGAGTAGGAGCCGTCAGTAAGGGTTCGTCCAATCCAATCAAAACTGGAGGTCAATACACTCTAACTGGTGCAGCTTCTGAAGGTGTGTCTGTTGGAGCCAATTATGATGGCGCTTCGGGTACTGCTTCTGGACTAACTCTTGAGAAGCTTAAAGGGTTACGTGAAACAATGCTTCGTATTGAGGCTATTGATGAAGCGGATGTTATTCCTTTGGTTATTACTGCTCGTCAGATTCGTGACCTAATGAATATTGATGAAGTTATTAATTCCGACTACGCTTATAAGAAAGCACTAGCAGACGGAACTATTAGTAACTTCCACGGATTCCGATTCATTCACTGTGAGCGTTTAGCCTTGTCTCAAGGATCTGGTGGAGATGAACGCCGTTGTATGGCTTTCTTGCCTCGTGCATTAAAGTTATCCATAGGACAGGATCTAGTTTCTAATATCTGGAATGATTCAGGTAAGAAGAATATCCCTTATATCTACTTCAAACAAAGTATTGGAGCTTCTCGTATGTGGGGTGAGATCGCTGGTGAAATTCGCTGCCTTGAATCTTAATTAACGAAAGGAAAATAATATGAGTGCTATTACATTTGATGTCGCTTCGACACAACTAGCAAATATTCGATTAGATCGCCCTATCTTGAATAACAACAATGATGTTGGTGGTCGTGTCCGTATTTGTAAATTTAATTATACTGCCACAGGTGCTGTTTCGTCTGGTTCCCAGATTGAACTCCTAGAGTTCGGACCTAGTACCGTGATTGTTGGTGGGGCTGTAACTGAAATTAGTTTATCTAATTCGGCCACTGCAGACCTAGGTTACACTGCTACAGGTACTCCTGTAGATGATAACAAGGACGTGTTCTTGGACGGCGTAACCGCAGCCACGGAGTTCTCTCCAGCAATGGTTACTACTAGTGAAAAAACAACCTTATTTGCTACCACTGGAGTAGGGGCACTTACTTCTGGTGATAAGCTAGTTGGTTATGTTCTCTACGTAGATAATACTTAGACGTTGCATCGTTGATATAGTGCCCCCACTCTTTTTTCTTGCTGTTTAGGGGTGGGGGCATTTGTATGTATATATGATTACTAAATTAGAGATTGCGAATCAGGCTCTAAGAGAGCTAAAAATTAATGCTATACAATCTCTTGAATCCAATGAGGCAGTAGCTAATATTGTTTCAGAATCAATTGATTGGTCTATAAGATCTGTTCTTACAGATAAGAATTGGTCTTACTCAACTAAGTCTTTTGTACTTAGTCCATCTTTAGAGTATACAGACAATACTGGTCGCTATACGTATACGTTTGAATTACCACATGATGTGGACCATGTGATAAAAGTACTGGATGAGGCTTTTGATCTAGTACCTGACTACCAACTATCGGGGACATTGATTCACAGTAACATGAAAAAGCTTGTTGTTAATTACGTATCTTTTGATGCTGAATTAACAAATGTGTCCCATACTATTGCTTCATTAATCTCTTTACATCTAGCAAAATCTCTTTGTTTTAGACTGACTGAAAATGCTGATCTTAAAGCAGGTTTAGATCAAAGGTATCAAGTAGAGTTGTCTTCTGCCAGTGCCAAAGACGCTAGACAAAAACCCCTCCAAAAATATATTACTGAGAGTACCTCTCAATTTCTAGGTGCTCACAACGGATATGGCTCAATTTAAGGCAATATCTACAGACATGAGTGCTGGGCTACTTAGTCCAATGCTTAGAGGTCGAATTGATTTAGATAAATACAGAAGTGGGTTACAAAAATCAAGAAACTTTCTACCGACTATTCAGGGTCCTGTATCTTTCAGGGAAGGTTTTAAGTTCTTAACTGAATTACCTACAGGCACACTTAAATTAATACCTTTTCAGGTTGGAGACACTAACAGGTATGTTGTTATTTTATCTGCAGGAAAACTTTCTGTATATGATCCAGAAGGTTTATTGGTTATTGAGCTTACTAACTCGCCTTATCAAGACAATGAGATTAATGATGTAAGGTATCATACGTCAATTGATCAGATAGTATTTACTCACGGAAATTATCCTCCATACCAATTAAACAGTAATGTGGTATATACCTCAGTCACCCTACAAGATAGTGGTAATTTCACATTACTAAGTAGTGATGGATTTGCATTACAAGCAACTTCAAATAACGTAGAACAACCTGATGCTTGGTCTTTTGGTTTGGTAAATTTTTTATCACAACCGTATGAAGAAAGTTTAACAGGGTCTTATAAACTTCAATTATCAGAAGAAAAAGAAGTTGTTAAGTTAGTGTCTACTAACTCATCTGATTTTTCTTGGAGTACATCTGTTATTAATAATATGCACACAGTAAGTGGTGCAAGATATGTGGAATACAATATTAATAACCAGTGGGCTTTTGCTAGAGTACTTACAACCACACCTAACAATGGGGGTGTTTCTGCTCCAGAGAATCCCACAGGTACATCTTGTTATGTAGACCCTGTAGACAGAGTTCTCAATATTCAAGATAAAACAACTAAATTGGCACCCATTTACGGCGGCACTACTTGGGCAAAATATTCAGTACGAAGGAACCCTAATGGTGTTCAGTCAGGAAAATTAGATGTCCGATCAGATACAGTTTTATGGCAGAGTGATCACGTAGGAGCTTGGGTAAGATGTTCGGCAAACAATCACTTTGATAAAGTGTGCCCTGCTGGTCCTGATAGTCATACAGGTGCGGACGGACGTACTAGATGGGTACGAATCGACAAGTTAAAAGGACTTGAAGATCACCCAACAGAATATTTAGTTGGTCATGAACAAGCTTGTCACGCTGTAAATTACCGATCAGGAGATGTGTATCAGATACTTGATTGGGGGAGTCTGACAGGTACAGACAAAGGGTTTAGATGGTATGGTAGCAAGTCTGATAGAGACAATTCTAGGAACCTAGCTGCAGAAGTACTTCGTAACAGTACAGCAACTAGATTTAGTGCTTACTCAGCTCTGCAGTTTGTTAATTTCTCTAACGCAAGTGATGCAGGTAATATCATTATTGGTAATCTATCTTCTAATGTTCAGTTCGATGTTATTGAAAGCAATGAATGGCTAACTGTAGATGAAAGTGCTGAAATTAGGTCAACTACAGGAACTATATCACTTTTTGATTTAATATCTGATCCAGATGAACAAGCTACACATACTGTTAGAGTAACAAGTAACAAACCTTTGTTTGAGCTTGGTAGGGATACTGACAGGTTCTTAATGGCCAAGTTGTCTTCTGATTGGGTTACATTACAACTAAGAGATATTATTTCGGATAAGGAAGCTGTTTGTAATGTACTATCAACCATACCTAATGAACAGACAGGTGACATCTATGGTATGCAAAACGGTGGTTCTGTTTCTGAAATAAGACTAGGGGCTTGGTATGATAATAACTATCCTTGGGCTGTATCTTTCTATGAAAGACGACAAGTTTATGGGGGATCTAATGCCCAGCCCAACATGGTTTGGTTTAGTAAGATAAATGATTCTACTGATTTTAGAACCATTGAATCTGATGGTACCGTGTTAGATACTACAGGTATCACCTATCCATTGGGCTCATCCAGTTCCGTTATTCGTTGGCTCTTGTCTAGTACCTCATTACTGATTGGTACTGAGGCTGGTGAGTGGCAAATTAGACCAAATGAGCTTCAGGCTGCTGTCACAGCTACAAATATCCGAATAAATGAAGAAACTGCCATTGGTAGTATTATTCCAGCTTCAAGAATAGGTCCATCTACTTTCTTTACAAACAGTAGTGGCCGTATTTTTTCAGAATTTATATACGAACTGCAACAACAGCGATTTGTTACTAAGACAACAACTAAGCTTGTTCCAGACTTATTCTTAGATTCAGGTATTAAAGCTTTTGCATACCAGCAATCTCCAAGATCAGTTATTTGGTTGATCAGTGATTCAGGTGAATTATTCTCTCTTACATACAGACAAGAGGACGACTATTATGCTTGGTCAACTCACTCAACACCTAATGGATTATTTACAGATTTAGTGGTTCTCCCTAAGTCCAGTCCTGTAAATAAAGAAGATCAACTATTTGTTGTAGTTGAACGTAATGGTGTTAGAACTATGGAAGCTTTGTCTGAAGTATTTACTGACTCTGAATCAGACAATTTTAAACCAAATCTAAGTTACCTAGATTCCAGTGTTCGCTACCCCTCTGTAGGTTATTTGGCACAAGAAACAATTCCTGTACCAACACATTTACAAGGATTACCTAAAATAGATACTATTATTGATGGTGTTTATTTAGGTGAACTAGATGTTGTAAATAATCTTGTTCAACTTCCTGATGGCATATCCTGCAATAAATATGCTTTAATAGGTATAAAATATACAGGAGAAATTCAACCAATGCCTTTGGCCTATGAAGGTTTTGGCGGAACTATATACGGTGAGGATATTAGAGTTGCTGAAATAAAATTATACTTGTACAAAAGTATGGGGTATGATATTCAATTGGGAGACAACATTGATAGTTTTAGAGGCATGGAGAGTGCTTTTACTACTATGGGTGAATCTCCAGCACTGTATACTGGTTTTACTGATCGAAAATTACTTACTGCATCTGTTTATAATACATCAAATGACCCTATTATACGACAGTTAGAACCATATCCCTTGAATATTGTGTCAATTAACTACAAAATAAGCGTAAATTAATGGATGGTGGAGTCAGTTTAATTATAGCAGCAGCAGCTTCTGCAACTTCGGGTGCCGTTGCTTATATGGGTGCCCAGAGACAGGCTGCTCAGATGGAGCAACAGGCTACGGCTGCAGAGCTTCGTGCGGAAGCTAACTCTAAGATAGACTTTAATAACGCTGTAGCTCAATCTCAGGATGCTGCATACCAGCAATCTGTGTCTCAGTTTAATAAAGCAGACAACAACGCTCAAATGCAGCGTATGTTGCAGGAACGAGATGATGAACTAAGAAGGTTAGCTGCTCAGAAAGAAGCAGCAGGAGCCAAATCTGGTGTATTTAACTACTCCTTTTCTGATACATTGAAATCCGATTTAATGTTGGAAGAAGAAAAAACATTGGATGCTTTGTCTCAATTTAAACAAAGATCTTATGAATTTAAGTCTCAAGCATATCTTCAAGGTATACAGCGAGAAAGATCATTAGAAGAAGGAGCCTACCAAAGTTCATTGACATTATCTGAAGGAGCTTATCAGGCAAGCAGCCTAAGAGGTCAGGCTAGAGCAACCAAGATTGGAGGTATTGCTTCTGCTATGGGTTCCTTTGCTCAAGCGGGTGCTTATGGCTCACAAGGCATTATTGAACTTAAAAAACCTAAGACTACTTAATGATTAGATTATCTTCACAGACACAAAAGACTCAAAGGGCATCTGCTGCAGCTTATGGTGTAGGTATGCCAACTTCTGATGGTGGATTAGGTGCCGTTTCCAGATCATTAAAGACTGTTGCAGGTTCTTCTGCCCACATTGGTAATGTACTTAAGACTGATAAAGAAAAAAAAGAAAGAGACAAAAAGAGTAAACAAAAGGCTGAAGAACAAAAAAAAGCTAGAGAACAAGCTGAATTTAAAAAAGGAATAAGCCGTGTTCAGAATAACCTATCTAATATGGTTAGTTTAGCAGCTAACTATAAGAAAAAAATTGAACAACAAAATAAATTAGTTCAGAAATCTGTAGGAGACAGAGTAGCTTTACGATTAGGTCAGGATATGGCACAAAAGATGGCAGCTATAGACAATGCTGTAGACCTTGGCCAATGGGACAGAGTTAATGAACTAAGGGAGAATCTTAATGATTGGTTGGGTTCTGTGGATCCAAATTCATCAGACTACAGGGCTGTGGATAAAGACCCTATACTAGAACCCAATACGTCTAACAATATACTAGAAAGACTTAGAGCTACTCACGCTTCGTATAATTTAAAATTACAGTCAAACACTGCTGTGGGACAGAGTTTGTCTGAGATTACAAACAACCATGAAGCAGCTTCAGATAACATAAAAAACATCAATTCTAAAGTAGCTAGAGGTGATGATGTAATGTCTGGAGATTTTGCAAATATTGTAGCTGTTCACAGGCAAGCTGTAAATAGCCCTGTAATGCAAGGAGGAAGTTCACCTGTGTTAAATGAAGGAGCTGCAAAAATTAGAGATGCACAGTTAACAGATTCAATTGATTTGTTTGTTATGGGACAATCTCGTTCAGGTAATATCCATAACACCCAAGCCAGCATTGATTCCTTGTTTGCTCTATTAGATGAGAACAAAGATTTATACAGTGAAGATGCTTTGAAGTATGCTACTAAGCATCTGATTAACTTACAGAAGGAAATAGGGAACCCTGATTCCGCTTCTGTAGCTGCATTGGATAGTCAATATCATGAAGCAGCTAACATGTTATCTAATGGCTCTACACCTACTTCAGAAGTTAGAGAAAGATTATCAAATTTATCTGCTCAGTTATTTGACGTAGATGAGTCTAAAGCTAGATTTACACACTTATTCTCTAAATTAGGTGCTCCAGATGTAGTTTCTGAATTAATTACTTGGATACGTAATAACCCAGAGTCAGCACCTATTGAGTATTTTAATGATTCTGAACTATTAAAAGGTTTTTACAATAAAGGTTCTTTTGATAGTGGTCAAATTACTCAGCTTGCAAATTACGTTCAAAAGGTAGGTGAAAAAGCTAATGAAAACCAAGCTAAATTTGGAGATTGGGGTCAGATACTAACTGAGCAACCTGATATACTTAAATCAGCACCCCAGCAAGCTAAATTACTACTCTCAGATCTAGTATTTGTTCGAGAGGGTTGGTTAGATGAAACGTTTAAGCAAAGCCCTACACCTATAGGTAAAGATCGAACTGTATTTGAAGGTTCTCATTTAATTAATCAAATGATAACAGAAGATTCCACAGCTGAAGATATAATTAAGGTGTCAAACATGTTTACTAATTTTTGGGGTCCTGATAAGATGACAGATTTTGCATCTTATGCTCAAGGGTTAGATAATGAGGACTTTCAATTTGTAGGGTTAGTTGCTGAGGCTCAGCGTAGGTCTGTAGCAGATCCAACAATATTGGTTGATAGACTTAAATTAGGTATGGAAACAAGTACAGAAAGCGGTCTTAAAAAGTTGTTAGGACCTCTTTGGTCAGGTAAGTCTAGTTTATTTTCTGAATCTATTCGTGATATTTTTAATTATGAGACAAGCTACAGTTTTGCTAAGCAAGTTACAGATGCTGCTGATGAAGGTGGTTTAAGATCTACCAGTCTGTTTTTACAATCATATGTCAGAGGTGTAGCTGCTCAATATATCTTAGCTAATCCAACTGCCAGACCTGAAGAGGTTTCAAGAGTTGTTGATAAAACTTTGGCTCAAGACATGACAGTGATTAGAGGTTCTTTTGGTGAATCACAAGTTATCTGGAATAAAACTAATGATCAGAGTTACATTGGTGCTCCTTGGAATTATTTAGATTTCTTAAATAATG